TGATTCGCTTCCTCTTTACTGAAATTCATTGTAGAAATCAGCCACGATTTCGCCTCTTCGGTATCCCACGTAGAGAAATATGCCTGAGCGTTCGTGAGGCCAGTTCTGACGTCGAAAACTCCAGTAATATTCTCGTTGTAGAGGTTAGCCTCACAAATCTCTTTCCTGAGTTCGATATTATCGAGACACAGGAAGACGTATCCGCTGAGGTTCTGGCCAGTCCAGCCCTTCCGCATTTTTAGGACACGGACATCCGGGTTAATCGCCTTCAGAACTTCCTCAACAGCATCCACCTTCGGAGTTTCAATCTGCTCGTTAAAGAACATCTGGTTCACGATATTGTGACTGCTGACGGTATCGAAATCGTACAGTACGAACTGCGTGAAACCGTATCTGGCGAGAAGCTCTGCGATAGTAGACCCTACGGACCCACACCCGATGATGTGGATCCGATCACTGAAGCCTGTAGGATCGAAGAACTTATAGCTCTTAAGCAGGTTCATTCAATTTCTCCTTTTCCTTTTCTGCCGGAACTTCTTTCACATACTTATAGATCTGGCCAATCGTAGAGTCAGATCCGATGTGGATCTCATACTTGCAGTCCGGGTAGTAGATCTTGTGTTTCTTATCTACCAGGACGGCATCGTACTGAAGCCACTGGTTCACGATCATGAAGATCTTGTAGTCATCATTGTCCATGTTCTCGATCTGAGACTTATAGTACTTCTGATCGGTCGCACTTGGAGTCGTAGACATCTTCACATGAGAGTGGCAGTGGAACTTCAGCTTACTGTACTCATCGTCGCTGAGGTTAGCCATCCACTTAGCGAATTCAGCCTCGTCAGTCTCGACAGTCACACCAGTCACTGTCTGAGGGAAGATCAGAATATCTTCAAGGTAGAATTCAAGAGGCCGGAGTTCTTTCACGACTCCAAACCAGGCAATCTCACTCTCGACATAGTTTGTGGCTGTGAAGATCTTATCCTCAACAGAGCTGGGTATAATAAGAGTGAACGGATCTTCACTCTCGGCATAGTCAGGTACAGATTCCAGATCCAGGTACATAGTATCCCTCCCTTTTCAAATACTCTATTGCCTGTTCAAGATTCACAATATCGCCGTCAAGAGTCTCCATAATCGGTTTGTTATCCCAGATCACACGGTAGATCTGTCCGGCAGTCGGTCCTTCATCGACAGTGATCGAGGCTGCGGCAGTCATGGCTACTGCGATAGCGCGGATAATGTCCGAATCCTGCAGGGCTGTCCTAATCGGAAGACTGTAGCTTCCGAAGCAGTCATAGCTCATGATATTCGGATTCAGGATCATATTCTTCATCGCACTGTCACCGATCACTGAGGTTGTAATATCGGCATCCAGACGTTTAACCGCAGGGTTCGTCGAACTCATCCTGAAGTAGAAGCCACAGGCAGTTCTGATCTTCAGAACCTGGTCTACGAAGATCGCTTTCAGGACTTCCTTCGCAGTCTCGTGGTCGTTCTCTCCGATGATGCTGAAAGCCGCAGTAATCGGAATATCCTGATAACAGATTGATCTCGGGTTATCGATCATCGCCTCAATCAGTTTCTGATCCCAGTTCCTGTACGTAGTCGTATAGGTAAAGGTCATAGTGTCGGACGTAAGTTCAAGAACTGAGAGCGTAGGATTCTTCGCGAGCAAATTGTTCAGCTCGGTCTTCAGCTTATCAACTTCCTTCTCGAGATTATCCATAGCAAGATTCAGACCGAGAAGAGTGAACTTCGCATTCGAAAGATTCGCCTTTGCTTCGAGGATCTTCCGCTCGTATACCTGCAGCTGTTCCTTGCTCTGCCGTTCGATCCCGGCAAAGTGTTCGATCTCTTTCGTGATATTCAGCTGACGGATCGACTTCAGTTTCCCGTACAGCTTCTTCTCGATGAACTCGTCATAGAACGAAGTCGTGTTCAGGAACTCGTATGCTTCGGCTATCTGGCCTTTGTTGAACATCCCGAAGAATTCAAGGAGTTTCTCTTCGCCTTTGAATCCGCAAGGATAACCGTATGCATTCTTCTTCAGCCAGACTGGTATCGTTGAGATCAGAGCCCAAAGCTCCTTCTCAGTGAACTGCTGAAAGAAGAAATGGATAGTGCTATTATTCGAGCACACATACGTGTTCTGGATTCCTTTCGATTTAAAGAATGAACAGAGCTGAGCTTCGCCTTTATAATGATGCGAGTTCACTTCCTTAATAAAGTCGTTGAGACTATCTGGTTTAGTAGCCAGATTCACCACGACTGCTCCGTATTTACTCGAAGAACCGAGAACATCTTCAAACTCCGAGAACTTGTCGGAAAACTGGAAGTAAAGCTTTATGTTCGCACCAGGCATCATAGTTGAGATTAAGCGCAGACAAGAAGCGAGCGAATTATCTATCGTTAATCCTTCAGGTCCGTCTACGTCGAAAGCTGAGTGCATAATTCTAACTGCCTGACTCGTCAGGGATTTCACGATCTGAGTAGACCATTTATTACTGTAATTCAAGTTCTCACCTCTCCTCTGCGTTTAATAAATTAAATCTCTCCGGGTCCGTCTTAGCGCGGACCCGGAGATAGTGCTGGCTTTAATGCGCGATCACGATCATACCTTCGGTAGCCTGAACCTGAGCTTCGAGTTCGCCACGAGCCTTCTCGATCTGCTCCTCAACCTTCTGCAGGTTCGCAAGGACAGGACCGTACTCCTGAACAAGCTTCTCACGGATATCCTGAACGTAGGGATCGTCGAACATATCCAGATTCAGGACAGTCGTAGCCACGGCGTTTCCGTAGCTGTCGGCCTTATTCGAGAACGTGACACCATACTTTCCGATATCGCCGTACTCGTCTTCTTCGGCGACTTCGACCTTAAATACAGGCTCCTTCGTCTCAGGATCACGGACGATCAAGGCTTCAGGCTTATGAGCAGCCGCATCCTTAATGATGTCCAGGTACTCTGAAGTCAGGGCCAGGGCGTGGCCAGCGACGTGCATCTTCGCACCCAGCTGCATCTTCTCGCACAGCATCAGGGTCACCTCTTCGGCATCAATATCAGCCAGAAGAGTGTCGGCGTCACAGATCTGCCCGTTCGCGTAGATCTGAGTAGCGGATGTCACAGGAACACCAACGGAAGCGAGGAAGTCTTCGATCTTCCGGTTCTCGTTGGTCAGCTGAGAGGGAACGGAATTGCCTTTGTCTGTACGTACGTTTACTTTAATCATTTGGAAACCACCTTTCTTTAATCACAGTTAGTAAACAGATATCGCTCGTTGCTTCGCAACAGAACGCTTCGCGTTAGCGTTGCTCGCGCTCACGGCTAAATGGCTGACTCGCCTATCGGCTCGTCGGGCTGAAAGGAAAAAAGTATTCTTATGCCGGGATTTCACCTCCGAAATACTCATTAGCGAAATCGTCGACATCGAACTTCAGGTTCTGATTCTCCCACTCTTCGTATTCACGAAACCAGGCATACTCGTCTTCGCCGAGCTCGCAGTCCGAATCCATATACATAGATTCGATAAGGTTATCTTCCGGCATAGTCTTACTCCTTTCTTAATTAAATCCAGAAAAGTAACCCGGGACGTACTTCTGGTGTACGTCCCGGGATTTCCCTTAAAATGGCAGGTCGTCAGTAGAGGGCTCTTCAGTGAATCCAGCCTGAGAGTAGTTCGCCTGAGGAGCAGGAGCCGCGTTACCACCGTTACCGCCAGCAGGGCTCAGGAACTCGATCTCGTCAGCATTCAGCTGGAGCTGTCCGGCAGGCTGGCCATCCTTATTCACGTATGCGTTTGCGGTCACGATACCCTTCGCGTAGATCTTCTTACCCTTGGCCAGATACTTCGCGCAGGCTTCGCCGGACTTACCCCAGACGCTGATACGGACGAAATGGGTCTTCTTGTTGTCGCCATAGCCAGTGTCCACAGCGACGTCGAAGTTGCACACAGTACGCTTGTCGCCATTAGCGGCAGTGAATTCACGGGTCTGAGGATCCTTGGTCAGATTTCCAATAATTTCGGTCTTGAACATGTGTAGTTTCCACCTTTCTTTTTCAATAATAATTTAGTAATAAGATTTTATTAAGAAGAGACGGTTCTAGCCTGTCCCCTCATAATCTAAGCGGAGCGACTGCGTCAGCTGAAGCGACGCCAATCGAAGCATAGTGAGTACCCGAATCGGCTTTTATTTCCGATTCTTCATAATCTAAGCGGAGCGACTAAGCGACGCTAAACCAATCATAGAGCGGTCTAGAGACGACTTATTCTCTTTCCTCGCTTCGCTCGGACCTTCGGCTTTACAGCCGGGTTTACCTAGTTTTCGTAAGCCTGAGCCTCTCACCTGAGTAAGTCTTTCCGACTTTATACTCAGTATCGGGGTTTCCGGCGAAACCAGTCTCACAGACATCGGTAAGGTACTCAGTCTGGAGAGAATCATGATCCTGTTTCTCTATACTCAAGACTTCGGCGAAGTCACAGAGATAGAGATTACTGTTCAGTTTCTGGGTACTGCTGTCCTCAGGAATCCTGAACGTAACGATATAATCCTCGCCGAACTCGTTAACAGTCTTGTACCCTATCCAGCTTGTTGGCTTAATCTGTAACGAAGTGACGTAGTCGCGTTTATAAACCTTACCTGACACACAGACGTGTAGGAAATCAAGGTTATAACCTTTAACTAGTCTGACAGAGCTATCGCTGGACAGGTCACAGAGCACGAAATCCGAACTCGAGGCGAAGATCGAGAGGAACTTACAGTTTTCGAGTTTCAGGTCGTAAAAGTACGAGTAGTCGATATCGAGACTCGTACTGTTAAGTCCGATAACCTTAACAGAGTCGAACCGACAGTGTTTAATCCGAATTTCACTGAGATTCGGGAACGAACTAAAGTCGAGTTCGCCACAGACTCGAACCATATCGAGAGTCAGTTTATCGGTTTCAACCGGGACTTTCGAAAGATCTAAGTCTTTCTGAATTACGAACCAGTTTCTTTCTGCCATTTCGGCTATTAAGCTCCTTTCGAGTATTATTTACGGGTAAACTAAAAGAGCTTTCCGTTTCGGCAGAAAAGCTCAGAGGGTAGTATTAATAATTTCTATTAATCCTACAGAAAAGAACGAAGTCTTTCGGCTTTATATATATTATATATAGAGGTATGAGTTTCTACTCAACTTCGATCTGGAGTACGGACCTGTGTTTATCTTTTTTACAACCTGTACACCCGGGGAGGGGCCAGGGGGAGCCCCTCCCCGAGGTAGAGAGAGAAGATTAATTAACCATGTCAGGAGGAGGGATGGAAGAGAAGAAGAACTGTTTCCCACTTTTTCTCGGAAAACCACTCTTTTTTTCCCTTGATTCCCACTTATCCACAAGTTATCCACAAGTTATCCACAATTGTTTCCACAATCTTCCTCGAGCTCAAGCGAGAGGTCCGCTCGCTTCTGCTCGCGGTAGCTTATGAAGGAAAGCTATAACTAGTTTTCCTCTCAGCTTAGAGGGCGCAGCCCGACGAGCGACGCGAGGAGTTTCTACCACTCACGCTCCCGCTGGTCGCGAGACGTACCGCAGGACGAAGTCAGTTCCTTCAGGGCCGCTCGCTTCCGCTCGCGGAGCCTCAGCGGCTCGCTCCTCCTTACGGAGAGCTTTCACCGCTTCGTTCCGCGTAGCTCCATTCGCGGCGTTCATTATGTGTACTTGATGTAGCCCTCGCTTCGCTCGGGCTTAACCGCCTACCGTCCGCTCTCCACAATCTACCGCGAACGGCTGAGTGAGCGGTACTCCTATACCACATCAGACAGCTTCGTGAGCGAGCGGAGCGAGCGAACGGTAGGCTAATTTGATTTTTAATTAGAGTTATGGGATGAAAAAAAAATTTTTGAAGGTTGGATTTCTTACCAGATAATACATCACTCAGAAAGGTAATTCATCGCTTATTACACATCCCGAAACAAGATCTTCGGGTAATTCAGTCGGTGGTGTCCAGCTCCTTTCATAGAAGTCATTAACGTCTTCAATGAGTCTGTTCGCGTGTTCATCCGGGTGTTCTAAAAAGTAAACCTCCTTCTCATTCTGCTTTTCGATACGCTTTTTGAAACTACTCATTTTCTTGCAGAGAATTTCCGCTTCATATTCTTTAGCGTTCTGAAGAGTCTCAATCAACCTTTCTCTATCACAGAATAATTCTGCCAGATCATCGTCTGTGAGTTCGTTAAACATCTGGTAGGTAAAAAATGGACGAAGTACTGGTTTTCCTTTCAGCCCCTCTTTCATCATGTACGGATCAGCCATACAAATAGCTTTATAATCACCCCAACGAAGGTAAATATGATCACGGTCCATCTGGATAATATTCCGCTTCTGGAGATTGTTCCTTGCGCTTTTGAGAGTTGGTTTTGGAATTCCAGTCTTCTCATGCAGCAATCCCATCGCAGGTCTGAATCCATCTTTGAACTGGGCGTACGCTAACAACAGAGCAGTTTCATTATCAGTCATACTCATGTTAACAGCCATCTTAGTAATGATGTCTTCAGCATTCTCAACATCAGAACTTGTTTGTTCAACATGGATAATCATCTTAGGTCTCTTATAAGTCGGCAAGGTCATTCCTCCAGTCACAGGTATTATACCAAAATTTATAAGGCAGGTAGCCGCCAAGAGCTACCTGCCTATATAGTTAAGGACGAATCTTCTCGAAGGAGAGCTGGATATCATAACCCAGAACTTCCATCATTCGGACAAAGTTCTTATTTATAGCACCCAGTCCACGGGTGAGATTACTGGTGCAGTAGGTGCTGACCTTCATTTCCTTTGCGAGGTCAACAGTGTTCATTCCTTCTTCGAGCATCTTGGTCCTAATGTCCACCTTCATGTTGTTCCTGATCATAATTTGTTCCTCCTCAAAATTTTAAATAGTTTTTTTTATAAGCGGGGTGGCCAGCCGGAGCCACCCCGCTATATAGCAGAAGTTAGATTAGATTTCAGCCACTACAGGGCTCAAAGTACGAACCATTTCTCTGGCTTTCTTCTTCATGTCTTTGTTCTCATCCAGAGAGAACTTAACCTTCACACCCTTAGCCTTCTTGACTTCGAGGAGCTTCTCCCACAAGTCACGATTCTTGGCCTCTACTCCAGAAGGAGTAGTCCAGTTGTTCTTCAGGTAGGTACCAATCGTACCTCTGGTCGCGCAGTCATAGATATAGGTGCAGCTGGAGTGGATCTCGATCGTTGCACCCTTAGCCCGGTCGTTCAGAGCTTCCAGAGCGGAGATAATCCCGTCCAGGGCCATACGGTTGTTCGTAGTCTCGGAGGCAGATCCGATGAATTCTTTCTCGTGCTCACCGAGTACCAGTTTGGAGATATAAGCACCATTCTTGTTCTGAGTGTTCGCAGATCCTTCAACCTTCAGGATAATGTTAGAAGCAGCGGGTTTCTTAGTTGCAGTAGTCATTTTGTTTCTCCTTTCGTTTTCTCGTAATTGTTTAATATCGTTCCTGACATTCATCAGGATTTTGCCAAGTTTGTTCTGGCCTCGACCATTTCTCTTGTCGACGCCCCAGAATGTGTCACCCCACAGGTTTCCCTCTACGAGTTCCTGTTCGCCTGTCGCGAGTAGTTTGTCAGCGAGATCTGGATGCTGAATGAATTTTGCATACACGATCTCGGACATAATGCGTTCTTTCACGTCCTCCCAGTCACGGCGAAGTTTCACCTTCCTTCCGTAGCGCCTGGACTCAAGAGGACTGAATACGGACATCATCGTCTGGATGTACGGACTTTCGGATTTCATTGCCTGGAAAGCCGACTCCGCACTGGAGAAAGTAAGTCCGTTGTAATTCACTGTGCATTCATAGAAGTTAGAGAGAAAATGGTTCTCGTTGTGAAAATCAAGAATAGCCACAGCAGTCCTCCTTTCATTTTCGTTTTTATATAGGAAGCTCTTCTTCATAATCTGCGCGGAGCGATAGCGACGCGCACCTTAAATAAAGGCGAGGACTCCTTGCCTAAGGGAGTCCTCTATATCTAAGGAGGATTACCATTGGGCCTCTCACTCATCCTTGCTCAAGGGATGAGCTTAATGAGGGGCTTTAATCTCGGGGCTATCACTAGTCCCGAGTTTGAAACCTCTCGTTAAGCGCGAACCCAGGCACGCTTAAACACGATACCCGAAGGCATCGGTTTCCGTTCCCGCTTCGGTTCAGGCTTCGCTTCCTGCTGATGGTTCTTTGCGTAGTCCTCACGGCCAATCTTGGCCAGGGCTGCACCCATCGTATGGTCGAAGTATCCAGATCCATTTACCCAAGACGAATCATTCCTGTTCCAGTTACTCATGTTTATTCTCCTTTCGAAGTTGAGCCAATTCTGACTCTTCATAATCTGCGCGGAGCGACTTAGCGACGCGAATCCAACCATGGAGAAGTCGCTAGTCAATCTACTGTTGAAAGAGCGAGTGTAACGAGCGGATATCTGAAACGAGCGCAGCGAGTGCGAAGCACTCTGTTACGAAGTAACGAGCGCAGATATCCAAGCTACCAAATATGGAAGCTACCCATTTAAAAAGAGAGACTTAGTTATCCAAGTCTCTCGTACTCAATCACTGCGTCTTCATTCGCAGCGAGTATTTCCTGAATGTTGTCCCAGAGTTCCTGAGACGACGGAGGGATCAGTCCGGGGAGATAGCCTTTATCCTGCATGTCGGCTATCACCATCTCGGCCTGCTCCCTGTCCGCGAATGCTTTTCCGAACCATGGATCATTCGATTCATCGACTCCCCAGTAACCGGGAGCTGTGTACATACACCAGTCGATGATCACATAGTGGTCACAAACTTTTGCGTGTTCAATACGGTCCATAGTAGTCATAACGAGCCTCCTTTACTCGCCTAACAGTTCCTTCTTGGCGTCACCTAAGAAGTCTTTAAGGATTGCGTTCAGTCGCTGAACCTTCTGAGTGAATTCGATATTCCGGTCATCGTAGATCTCACGAGCAGCTTCGTTATAACGGCTGATCAGTCCACGGCTGACTTTCTTACCGAATGGTCTGTAACCAGTCGAGATAGCCGTGTCACCAATGAAGTAGATGTCGCTGTTCCAGCCATATACCCCACAGGTGTAACCAACCTTCCGCTGGTACACGAGTGGGTAGTAGAGGTCACAGTATCCGATCTGGATAGTAAAAGGAAACGTGTTAATAACCTGTCTGCTTGACATCTTAATTGCCACAGTCATTCCTCCTTTTAGTAGCTGAGTTTCAGATAATTTACTGGAGTTTTTTACACGATTTCAGTCTCTGGCTCACCGCTCGAGCAAATAGTCATCCTCAGGTGTGAGCCCGTATTTCTCATAATTCTTCTCAGAATTTCTGAGGAATTCCAGAGCTTCACGGTCGTTGACGAATTCACGGAGCTTCCGGCCAATCCTCACGATATAGGAGTAGCCAGAAATATGGGGTTCGTTAACACAGGGGATGTAACCAGTCATAATCGTTCCTCCTCATATTTAGTTGTAGTAACGTAGAGCAAAACGCTCATTCTCCATATTCGAATTAGAGCGGAGCGAAAATCAGGTCGATCCGCACTTAGGGCAGTAGTAGGACCAGGCGTTCCTGGCGATCCTGCCCTTACAGAACGGGCATTCATCGTAGACGAAGAGAGTAGACTCAACGTAAGAGTCATTGTCGCGGTCATACTGCATGACCTTGAGGGTGATCCCGGCCCAGTGGCAATGATCCACGACAGCAAGGAGACAAGGAGTGAGACCCGTCACGTAGACAGTAATCTCGTCCCAGTCGTTACCGATAACGTTGCTGGCGTGATCGTATAATGCTTTGTGGTCCATCGGATTCTGGACTTCCTCAGTCCAGATGTATTTATCCACGGGCAGCGGGTGACGTCCGGCCACAAGGCCGAATACAGCGGTCTTTCTTTCTCTGAGCATAGGCAGCATAAACGATTCCTCCTTGTTTGTAGTCGTGAGCATTATGATTTGGTCGGAGTAAAGCGACGACCAGCACTCTTTGCCCACCTTCCTTCACCCTGCAGGTCACGGCGGGTATAGCCTGCACGGTTCAGCCAAGCTTTGGCTCGAATGACTCATCATGGTCTAAGCGGAGCGTTAGCGACGCTAATCCAAGCAAGGAAGCGCGAACCACTCACCAGCCGCTATGGCGAAGCGAGCGTAGCGAGCGGTAGTCTCCTGTAAGCTCCGCGAACGTGGACGTTCTCACGGGAAGTACTGGAATTTAGGAGAGGATATCTCTCACCTTCGAAGCCGACCGAACGGGAGGCCAGCGAGCGAAGCGAGCAGATATCCAAGCTACCCAAAAGATATCCCGCTTCCCACGGGAAGGGCCTGTCTCTAAGGCTGACAGGAAGCCCTTGCGTTGTAACTGCGTTCCTGTTACAATGCGAATAAGCCTACATTAGTCAGTCGGCTGGTCAGGCACGACGATGACTACGAGGCCATCGCGGCGACGCAATTCAGCAGCACACAACTCTGCGGCAACAGGCGAAGTGTACTCACCAGCAATCACGTCGTCGTCACGGATGACGAACCACATAGTGGTCATCACTCCTTTCTTAACCCTCTGTGTGAGCAGAGGGTTTTTACCTTGAACGCCAAGGCTGGGTTCGAAGACCCATTACAAGAGATCGATTCGGTCTCCTGTAATCAGTCTTCCAACTCAAAAAGAGGGAGACCTGAGTGGTCTCCCTCTTTAAGTGTTGTATTAGAAGTTTAACATGTTCCGACGAATATTCGCGAGAACCTCGTCAGCGAACACGTTGAGAATGAACCGCACATAGCGGCCTTTCTCAGCGTGAATTTCCAACTCAGTCGCATCCTCACGGGTGCAGACCTTATTAGACTTCAGCTTCTTTACGGTCCCGTCATCGAGGCGCTTAACCTCGAATGCGTTCGCGACGAAGCTGTTGGCAAGCTGCCAGACATTCTGGCGCTCGTCCAGATCCATCATGATCTGCTTTACAGTCTTGTAGTACTCGAGACGGATATCCTCGCTGTCAGGATTTTCGGAGAGACTCCGTTCCAAGGCGGCAGCGTTCTTGAACAGGAACAGCATCAGCTCCTGGGGCTTTACCTTCTCGCCAGCCTTGATAGCCTTAGCGACAACACTGTCCTGCTTGTCGTACTTGATGTTCTTCAGGACCTCATTGTCAACCACGCCGCTGAAGGTGTTGGAGCCAAACTCGGAGTTCATAAGCATGCGGACGTCAAAGTCCATTCCATGCTTATCGTAGGAGAATTCGCCGTTGTTCGTGCCATTCAGTACCGCACGTGCAATGCGGTCAGCCACGGAACGGCCTTCCTTCTGGACGTCCCATCTCGGGTCGTCCCAAACCTTATGGATGCCGCCAGTGAAGCGCTGGTTCCAAGGCATCCTCCTGTTTACCTTGTTCATGCCGTTAAGCATATTAGCAAGACCTTCCGGGATCTTGCCAGTCTTAACAGCGTCGATCACCAGGATCGTGCCGACGTGGGCGTAAGCACACTCCTGCAGAGCGGCACGGATCGCATTACG